AGCCGTCAAGGATGCTCTTGATCATTTTCGCGGAATTGAAAGCGTCGTGAATCTTCGTTGCTTCGACAAGGCGCTTGTCCATCCGCACAATTTCTGCCGCTTCACGAAACCCGATCGCGGCTTGCTCTCTGTCACCGGCTGCGAAAATTGCTTGACCGGATGGAACGCGCTCAGGGCCGATCAGATGTAGCAGCGCCAATGCAGCGGCCAGCGACGTTTTCCGATTTCCGCGCGGGACCATAAAGAACACTTCGCGCACAATCCGCTCGCCATCTTCGTCACGCGGCCCATAGATGGCGCGCACAATCCGTTCCTGCCAATCGTAGAGCTGGAAAGCGCGCCTCTTTGCATCGCTGTTAGGGTGCCGCAAAAGGCGTAGGAATTGCACCGCCCGCTCGCCATGCCCCAAAGGATCGGGAATAGCGCTACCGTCGAATATCCACGCAGGATAAGTCGATGGTGCGCTGACGGATTCCGCCACTTCGCGATCTATGATGCCTGAGCCATCCACGGTTCACCGGACGGCCAGCGGATTATCTGCGTCGTCATCGGTTTCGGCATTCGATCCAATCCGGGCGCGGCTAGTCGGTGTCAGGCCGTATTCGGCGGCAAGCTGGCGGGCCGTCTGCGCGGCGCGGTTTTGCACACCGAACAGTTTGGGGTCGATATCACCACTGTTCAGCGTCCGGTTGGTTTCGATCTCTTTGACTGTGCCGATCATTAGGCAGTAAGTTTCCACCCCGGCCAGATCAGCCTTGGTGATGATCCGATCTTTAATCAGGCGCGGCATAATCCGCTTCCATTCCGCCTTTGCGTAGATGCTGAAATAGTCAGGCACCGGCGGCGATTTGGTCAGTGCATCGGCAGATTTGACCGGCTTGGGTTTAACGCCTCTACTGTGAACACTCATGGCGCAACCTCGTTGGCGCTGTTTACGCAATGCAGTTCGAGGCTCAGGCGGTCCAGTGGCACAACTCGCGCAATCCGGTAAGTGTAGCCGTCATGGATCAGCCGCATATCGGTCGTGAGCCAATCTACGGCCCAAAGGCGAAACACCTTGCGGTCGTCGGTGCGTTCTACGCTACCAAGGAAGGCGTCTGCGGTTTCCTGCACCAGTTCAGCGCGCAAGGTCGCATGCGCCACCCATGCCACGTCCACCGCGCCGGAAGGCAGAACGGATTCAATGCGTTGCTCTAACCGGATTTGCTCAGTCAGTTTGCCAGCTTTGATCATGGTCATGTCCGCCACCTCACAACCGCTTCGACGTTGATAACGCCGTGGGTGTAGGCCAGCTCAGGTTGTGGATCGCGCATCCAAACAGCGCGGGGTTGATCTAGGCTGTCGATTGCGAAATCGTCTTGCTCGTCGGCCATTCCGATCACGGCTTGCGAAACCGCAAACCCGATTGCTTTGGCCGTGTCTGCACCGTCTTCGATTGACCAAACATGCATATCCAGATTGATCTGGGCCAAATACTGACCACCGGATGCACTGCCAAGATATTGTGTAGAGGCACCAGCAAGGATGACGCAGGGTGTTTTATCAGGGCGGGTTGAGCCTGCACGAATGTGATCTGGCGCTACCAGTGCAGTGACAGCCGGATCAGCGATCAGGGTTGCGCGGATAGCAGTTTGCAGGGCTACGCTAGGTTCAATCATTGTGCTGTTCCCGCTTTCTTGATGGCTTTGCTAATCGCACGGGCTATCCGGCGCATGACCTTGGCCCGCTTCAAACGAAACGCCGGAAGTATGAACGGCTGTGCCTCAGTTTTGACGGAACCAAACTCGACAATGTGGCCGTAACGCACGTCCGGACTTCCAACCGTGACCAATGCCTGATTGGGTTTAGCCGTCACACTGCCACCGCCAGCCGCATAGGCCGGAGTGGTTTCACCTGGGGCCGTAACTGTGATTGTGTTTTGCAGATCGCCACTGTCTTCCGGAACAAGGGTTTCCATGGCGTCGGCGATTTCTCCGGCACCTTTGACAAGGGCAGGCCGTAGCTCTTTCAGAACCTCTTGCGGGATGGCCCCTAGGCGACGGCTCAGCGCCTCAGAACCATGCACAGATTTATTACGCGACATGGCCTGTAATCCGTTCTTTGTAGGGCGCAAGCAGGTCGTAAACACCGAATGGAATAGGAAGCATCCGGATATCTGAAACGCTCTCACGCTGCCCATACCAATAGGCTGCAAGCTGTAGCGCCGCCTCAGTCAGGGATACCGGAAGCGGAACATGATCGGCAAAGGGTGTGCCGACAAAATTCCCAATCCATTCCTCTGCCACGTCCAGCTTGTGCGTTAGCAGGGCGTCATCCAGATTGTGTTCGATATTTAGTTGGCTTTTCAGTAGGCTAAGGGGTGTAATGCTCATTTTAGTTCGATCCTTCAAAATCTATTTTGGGGCTATCTTGTGCGGCTGTTCCATCGCCGGTTCCATTAGTGGCCTTGAAGTTGGAGGCCACCCCCGGCCTGCCGTGCTCCTTGTATTTCCGTGAGCGACTAGACCGACGATGATGCGATCTGCCATCTCGCGATGCGAGAGTTTCAGGGCCAGGTGCTTGCGTGATTTGCTTGACCAGCCGTTCACGAGTGGCTTGTGGATCGACACCGGCCAGATAGCAGAGTTCATTGAAGTCGGCGTTTGGGCTGGCCAGGAACCGCCGTGCTCTTTCAACGGCGCTGATACGAGCCGCCTGTGTTGGGGCCTCACAAATGCCGTTGGTTGCATCTGTGATCGCCAGCATTAAAACCTCGCACCACAATGCACGCTCACTGCTCACACTCATGTGCCGCGCTCCTGCCGTTGCTTCACGCTGTTGTGGCAATGAAGGCAAAGCGGCTGCCAGTTGGACCGGTCCCAGAACAGGTCTTGGTCGCCACGATGCGGGATGATGTGATCGACAACGGTTGCCTGCGCTCGGCAATTGGCGTTTGCACAGACTGAATAGTGTTTGAGGAAATCAGCACGAGCGCGTTCCCAATCGCGCGTGTAGCCGCGTTGGCGCGCACTAGGGCGGTTGGCATCATGGCGCTTGTTACGCTCACGGATGGCCTTGATCTGACAGGTGCAGCGCTGACCATGGGGAACCGTGCGGCCACATGTGCAGATATGGGGAGGGCGGGGCATCAGGCACCACCTGCAAGTTTGGCTTTGAGGTTGCGCAGGCCAGCCCGGTCGAATTCGGGATCAAGACCGGCGGCGATGTTCTCAGCACGTTGTTCTTCGGAAGGCTCGTTTGTGTTCTGATCCTCGTCAGCGCTACCATGAACGGCTTTGAGCTTTTCAGTTAGACCTTCGAATGCTTGGGTGATCTCATCCGGTGTGGCGTTCCATGCCGTGCTTGGTGTCCAGCCTAACCAGCCTGTCGCGATCTTGTAGAGCCGGGAATAGACCTCAGACCACGGCATTGGTTTGCCTTCTGGTTTGGTCTGTTCTTGCTCAGGCGCTGTAGGGATCAGGCCAGTGCAGAGACTGATTATCTGGTTTTGGGTGGCAAGCAGGGTGTGCAGCGGCGCATTGGCTGTTGCGGTCAGAAAGGCGTCTGCGTCGTTCTGGTCAGTCGCTGAAACCCGGATGATCTCGCGAATGGTCGCTGTGTCGAAGGATTCCACACGATTGAACAGGGATTCAAACCCATCATGCAGGCGTTCGAGGTGGGTTGCAGCCCGCAAAGACGGGCGCAGGCGCACGGTGTTTCCACCATGCGAAAGCGTGATCGCGTCATATGCGGGCTGCATTGTCATGGGGTTATGCCGCTACCTTGAGCCGGACAAAACGATCAGGATGGGTCAGGTCAGCCCCAACACGTTTCCGGCCATGGAAACGAACCTGCCCATTGCCTGCGAGGCTGTAGGGGTCGCGTAGCGTGGTCAGGCCAATACGATCAACGATCCGGTAGCCAGACATGTCGCCAAACAAGATCGGCAGATTGCCAGCGCCAATATCATCCATGTCCGGCATTTCGACCACGGGACGGCCCAAGAGAGTGGACGGTGCGCCTTCTGCAATGGGATCAAGGATCAGGTAACGGCCATTGCCGTCTTTCCACTGGCGCACGATTGCCAGGGTGTTCCGGTTCATCATCCAGACACCCGCCTGCGCATAGGTCGTGGCGATCTTGTGATACATGGCGATCAGCACGTCAGCCGGGTTTGAGGCCGGGAAGTCGGCTGTAACACCGGTCTTGATCTCGGTGATTGGGTTGGCGGGCAACATGATGCCTTTCGGCTGGCCAGCGCCAGTGCCTTTGACAAAGGACAGACCTTCGGTTTTGCCGAAAGATTCTGCGAAGTCAGAAAGCAATTCGCCCTCAAGGCCATAGGCGTTGTCTTCAAGCAGGGCGTTGGACACGTCTGTGAATGTTGCCAGCTCATGCGGGGTCAGCGTCACCTGTTCAAAGGTCATGCCGCTTTCTGTGCGGTCTGCGATCTCAGTAACCCAGGTAGCAGCGGTGCCGGTGACACGCCGGGGATAGGTGATCGACGGTGCGCTGATCGACACGACACGGGCATAGGCACGGATCGGGCTGTATTCGTTCAACAGCTTGATCAGCTCATTGCCGAATTCCTGCGGGGCCAGATAGCCGCCGTTTGCGTCGGTCGAGACGGTCAGGGCCTTAACTTCCTCGGGGGAGATGCGTTCGACACCACGGCGCAAAAAGCTATCAAAGGCTTTGCCTTCCTGCTTTTCCGGGCCAGCGATATGGACGCCATGGGGCCGATTGGCCTTGGCTTCCATCTTGTCG